AACTCCCAATAGTCTTGAACCTGTAATCTATGTATTGCCCATTTTAAATCTGAATAGCAACTGTCTTTCAAAGTCCTGTACACCTTGCGTACAACAAGAGTATTTGCATTCCTGTATTTCATCATATTGTAGACTATCCACAATGCCGTTGTCTTACTTTTCTTACTTGCTCTTGATCCTTTTACAACCTTGTACCTTCCCTTGAAGTTCCAAAAATCTCTGTATCCTTTTCCAACCAGTTCCGTCAGATTCACTTTTCTACTCTTCAAGTTCGCTCTCACCTACAATCATAACAGGCACAACTCCTTCAACTTCAACTTTATCAGTAAACTCTCCTCTTAGAGTTGCAGTTAAGAACTCCAGTATCTCTTCAGCTTTAGCTATTCTATTATTTGTATGTTCTTCCATTATTCTTTTTATATATTTAGAAACATTAGTATTTTTTAGTAATTTATCAGCATTTACGCCTGCATACTTTTCTTTATACCCAGCCTTTATTGCGGATTCAGTAGCATTTCCACTAGCTACATAAAACTCACAAAAAGACTTCTGCCTTGCGTTTAATTTCAATGCTACCACCTCCTTTTTGCAACAAAAAAAGACAGCTTTTAAACTGTCTTGTCCTTATATAAATCAAGGATCCAATAACAAGTACTCAACTCATACTCTTTCATCTTGACATATTATAACATATTAAAAATTATCTACAAGACCAAAAACAGACCACTTTTTAATTTAGTATATTTTTTATCACTTCATCCGAAAAAATAATAATCTGCAATTGCCTAATTAACATATTTTTGTGTCTTTTTATTGTTGTTACTCCTATTCCTAAATTTTCTGAAATAAATTCTAAGGTCATATCGTCAAAATATCTCATTTCTATAATTTTATAATATTTACTGCTTTTTATAGTCTCTAATGCTTTTTCTGTCATTTCAACTACTCTTGCAAGTCTGTCGATTTCATCTTTAAGTTTTTCAATTCTATTTTCCATTTTTTCAAGTTCTGACAAATACACTTTACTCGACTGCACGTTTATTTCCGAATTTCTCTTTTGAATTAATTTTCCACTCTCTTGTAACTCTGAAATAAGTATATTTTTAGTATCTATTGCTCCTTTCAGGAATTTTAATTCATACAAAAGCTTCTCTGTCTTCTGGAACGGTGTCAGCTGTTTCTCAGCTTTTATTTCCTTATCATTCCTCATTTTTTCCAATATCTTTTCTGCTATCTTTTCTATATCTTTTTCGTTCATTTTTATTCCTTTCTATTTTCAAAATAAAAAGACCAGTTTTATTTGGTCTTTTTTTCTAATTTTCTTTTTATTTCTTCTTTTTTTTCTTCAAAAGTTTTTCCTTTTTGAAAAACTGTTCTATGCAATTCTTTATGAGTTTTTTCATTCAAAGCGATATAATTATTAGTTTCTGTACTTATATGACCTGGTGTTCTAGCCTTTTCCTTATCATGATGTATATGAAATTCTTTTTCTAATTTATCTCCTGTTATTTCGTCATATTCTGATTTTTTTCTCTTCTCTCTCTTGTTTTCTTTATCTATTTCATTATAATAATCTGCTCCAATTTTTTTACATTCCATCGTTTCATTAGAACAATTAATATTGTTTAAATGCTCTGAAATAAAACGTAACTCTTCTTTTTGTCTTACTGTAGTGTTAGCGTCCATTCTGTCATCTATATCCTTTTTAAGTTGTGGACTTCTAATATATACTTCTTCCGCAGTTCTTATTTTTTCACTATCTGGAACTTCTTGAGCTATGTATTTTTTTGCATCTCTTTGATTTATTCTAAGCAATACACTTATTGTCTTACTTTTAGAACTCACACAAGTTTGACCATTATTCAATAAATAAACTTCATTAGAAATAGTTTCTTCTATTTCTTTTTTAGTTTTTTCATCCATTAAATTTTCACCTTTTGGTTTTTCATAGTTAATTTCACCAGCTTTTTTTCTAACAGTCATAAGTTTTTTGGAAATATCATCCTTATTTTTACTCATCTGCATCAACTTCTTCACATATTTCATTAAACTTTTTCATAGCTTCATTGCTTTCTTCTGAATTATTATTTTTATCAGGTGCAATTATTTTAGCAATTTTTCTTTTCCATTTTTTTCTTTCATCTTTATTAAATAAAATTTTATCATCTAAACCTATGATTTTAGCCCTTGAAGGATTATCGACTTTTAAAAATGTAAATATAAGTAATTCTTTTTCTAAAAAATCATTTATATTTTTTATAAATATCCAAGCATTTTCCCATGTATTTGCTTTGATTTCTATATCAGGAAATTCTCTTTTTATTTCTTTTCTAAGTTCCTTTAATAGTTTGTACTCTTTTTTTAAATCTTCTAAAGATTTAAATTTCTGCCATTTCATTTGTTCCTCCTTAATAGTTATAATAATATATTATACCCTAAGACCAAAAATATTCAACTGTCATTGTCCTATTTTATAACTTTTTTCTAAAAATCACATTTCTTCAATTTATGATTTTCTTCTATATCCTCATATTTCAATATTGGCGATACCTCATATATACTGCCATTTTCAAATTTCAGATATATTTTTTTACTTATTTTAGATTTTAACTTTTTAATAACTTTATATTGCTTGCATTCTTGCCGAAACTTCTCGTAATATGTACTACAACTTATAGTTATTACTAAAAGTCCTAGTAACAAAAAATTTTTCATATATTCTCCTTAAATCCTTTAAAATGACCCTTATATATTTTCTTCAATTCCTTAACTTCTTCATCTGTCTTTATTTCAAAAGGCTCTATATTCAACTCTTTAAGTTTTTCCATTAATTTGTTTCTACCTCCACCAACTCCATGATCCACTCCTATATGCCACTCTATTGATAAAGGTAAATAACTATTTCCTATCCCTTCGTCATATTTGTAGCCTCCTAATGCTCCAGCACTTTTTGAAATATGTGCCAGCTGTGCATTTGACTTTCCTGTAATAACACATATTTTCTTTTTTAACATCCAATACACCCAGTTCCTGTTTTCCTGTTGTCTGTATAGTTCGTGTATTTCCTGCCACATATCAATATCGTTCTGCAAAAAATAGTCAAACAAGAAATTAGTAAATGCCACGGCTTCGGTATTACTCATTAATTTAAGTGCCAAGCTAAAAGTATCATTCAGTTTGATAAATAACATTTGAATTTCATCGGTTACAAAATCCATTAAATCATTTGTGATTATATTGATTTTGCTTTCTTTCGTGTAATTCTTGTCAATTATGTTTCCGATTCTGTCTTTCAGCTTGCTTTCCATGTTTCTGAAAGGCTCATATCCCTTTATATTCTTACCACTATGCCTGATATAAAGTTTCTTCAAGTCCTCCTTTGCCTTGTATAAAAAATAATCGGAAATGGCAGGCTTTTGCTTGCTAGTCTGCCAATTTATGTCTACACCTTTCAAATGATAGGCATAGCAGTCTATGAACCAGTATATTAATTTTTGGTTTTCCCTGCTCATTCTTTTAGACATCCAAGTTTCCTTTCCGCCAAGCGTGTCTAAAATTCATATATCCTACAAACCTTTTCTTTTTAGTTTCCTCGTTTGGCTCATATTCCTTGTCTGAATTTTGGATTTTCTGGCGACTTTTAACTATGTTGTTAATTGAATATCCATCATATATCTTTGCCGCCTGATCCTGCGTTATTATCCCGTCCTCAACCAATATTAAGCACATAACATATGTGTCGGGATTTTCAGCATTCCGTGTTTCTGGATATTCTTCTAAAATACTTCTAACTCTATTTTTCGCTAATCTTTTACCCATTATTCCTCCTAATTGAATAAATCACTAATTTCATATCTGTATCTTGTTCTTTTCTTTTGTTGAGATAACTGCTTTCCCAGTTGTCTTGCTTCATCTATGCTGATACTTTTTTTATTCGTCATTTTGTAAAATTCATCAAAATTATGAATATCTATTGCATACGTCTCTGACAAATCCCTAAAGTTTAATATCAGATATGCTTTTACATTATTTTTCTTTGCCTCAAGCCGTAAATTGTACAAAAACGTCTGCTGTTCATCAACTGTGTTCTTTATATTTGCGAATGGCATTGATTTACCTAAAAAGGATTTTAACTCAGCAAGGACAAGCAAGCCGTTCTTGAAAAGTAAAAAATCACACAAGTTTTTATTTTTGAATCTGATCATCTGTCCATTTACAGTTCCTGTTGTTCCATCCTTGAATCTGTGCAAAAATATTTCATCTGTATTAACGCTATTCTTAAAGTCGTTTTCAAATTTTTTCCCTGCATTTATTGCCATTAATCAGTTACCTCTGCTTCCTGAACGGTTGCAAGTGTTGCTCCGTATATGCCGTCTCTCCCTTTTTTTATAACTGTTATTTTCCCACTGTCAATCAATTCTCTCACTATTTCTGTACATTCAGTTGGATGTATTTTTGTACCAGACTGCACCTCTTTTGACCTATAGTAATATGGCTCATTCTTTTTCACAAATTCAAAAACCTTGTTCTCTTTTTTTGTTTTTTCTTTTTCCTCACGGCTATGTTTCTTGCTTTCCGCAACACTAAATGATTTCGCTGGAGAATTTACTACCTCAACTTCTTTTTTTTCGCTGACGACTTTCTGTGTAGCTCTAGTTACTTTATATTCAATTTTATATGTTCCGTATTGCCCTTTTTCAATTCTTTCAACTGTACGATTGATTTTAAATTTAATCATTCTTATGATTTTTTCAAGCATTTCAGTTTTAAAGATTTTAGTATTATCAATCAAGCCTCTAATAACATTTTTAACCAATTTTACTTTATTGATTTGTAAAGCTACAACAAAACAGTCGGCTATTTCTTCAATTAGATTTTGTTCGTCCTTGTAAAATGTTTTTCTGTAATTTCTATATGCTGTTTGCAGCTCTTCAATTTCTTCATAAAGTTTCAGCAGTTGTGGCTCTGCTCCGAAAAATCTTTTTATTTTTACAAGTTTTTCTCTGTATTCTCTGTTCAAAAGCAATTTCTTTGGATTTTCTCCAAATAACTTTTCTAAATTTATTTTTTTGATGATATTTCTTGAAATTTCATCAAGTTTATTTATATCATCAATATCTGTTATTTCAAGCATTTCATTCAATCTTGTGCAATATTCAGATTCTGTTACATTTTCCCTTTGTGAATCAGTTAAGAAATTATTATATATAATTCCTGAAATTTTATCATTCGCAAATTCTATGTTTAATTTTAAATCACTTCTTTTAAAAACAAACTGGACTTTCTTGTCTTCCACATTCTTTTTAATTAATTTCGCATTTTCTAAATTATATGCTCCTTTACAGCTGTTTATCATATAGTCTACTACGTTGTTTCCTAACATTTTATTTCCTCCTGATTTTATATACTTTGTTTATTTTTTTTCATCTTAATTTTCAAAATCTTATCAATCCGTTCAATCTCTTTCCTGTTTTCATCAATCTGTGTTCCATTTGTTTTTATTTCTTCTGCTATTTCTGTCATTTTCCTGTTTAGTATCTTATTCACTTCTCTTAAGCTGTCGTTCTCGACGCTTAGCCTGTCTTTTTCTCTTTTTAAATTTTGCATTTATCCTCCTAATACAATTCCTCAAAATCTTTTTTATATAAATCTTTTCTTCGGCTTTCCCAATTAAAAATATAAGTTTTGCATTTGCTTCGGATTCTGTCCAATAATTTATCACTGCCGTTTATGTTGAAAAAGCTTGATAATTGCTTAGCATCTAAATTTGTGTTTATTATTAACGGTTTATTATTCTCATAAATGAAATTCAAGATCATAAACATTTTTTCTTTTCCCCAATCGCTTAAAAATTCGTTTCCTAGGTCATCAAAAATTATTAATTCTGCTTTGGATAATCTGCTGAATAAAAAATCATCATTCTCATTTTCAAAACTTTTATAGCTTTTTCTGATTTCTTCTAACAAATCGGATAAAGTTGTCTTGTAAACAAGATATTTTTGATTCAAAGTGTTCATTATGCAGGTTGTATAATAAGTTTTGCCAGTTCCAGGATTACCGCTCATTAATATTCCAAGCCCTTTTTGCTTGATTATTTCAAAGTTTTTGCAATATTTCTCAAACGACTTCTTAAATTCAGTTTCTTCAGGCGTTTTAACTTCTGCATTTTCAAATCTTTTATGCCAATCCTGTTCCGTTAATTTTGATAAACCCATATATTTTTTAATATCTTGCTCTTTAAAAATACTAGCTGATACACTTGGAGCACTAATTCCAGTCATCGAATCCCTTTGAGTAGTCTGGCTTATAATCATTGTGCTTGTCAAACCCCTTTTTCTCAACATTTCTTGTATAGCTTCTCTTATTTCCTGTGTTTCCATTTTTATTTCCTCCTTGCTTTTTATCTAGCGGAAAAATATCTTTCCAGCTGTTTATAGTCGATTTATTTAATATTTCTATTGCTAACTGCTCATTATCCCCTGCCAATTTATATAGCTTCATAAGAATTAAATCCTCTGCTGGTTTTGATAAAGGCTCTTTTTTACCAACTCTCATAATTTTAAAATCTGAAAATGCTTTTTCAAATTCACTGCCCTTATATAAATATATATTATTAATACTTGTATTATTCTCCTCAATGTTTTCATTGATAGGGGTATCAACTTTTTCATTAATAGGCTCTAAATCTTTTTGTTGATAGGTATCAACCTTTTCATTGATAGGAACATCAATTTTTTGATTTATATAAATACGTCTTTCAATAATCTCTTTAGTACCTTTTTTGTAAATCAAAACCGTCTTTATATAACCTTGTTTTTCTAAATTATTAATCCAAGTTCCAACAGTATTTTTATGTACTTCGTATAATCTAGAAAAATAAGAATTTGTTGCATAACAATATCCGTCTTTATTTGTCAAAGACGAAATTTCTGTATATAAAATCTTTTCCATAGGTTTTAAATTCTTATCATACCTTACGTTAGCTGGCAATATACCAAAATAGTTAGGTTTTTCCATTTTCATCACGTTCCTTTATTTTTTATTTTGATTTTTCTATAATTTGTGATATAATACAATCACTCTGGGGTAACCCCTAAGGGAACTTATTCAAGATATTAAATAAAACGATGGCAAATTGGGCTGGATTTTTCCAGTCTTTTTTGTTATAATTATTCTATGCGAGTTTCATCGGCTCGCAATATTTTGAATAAGGAGGTAGTGAGATGGTAGATTTCATTGCGATATTTATTCTTTTTGTAATTATTTATTACAGTTTGAATAGATAAGACATGAATTTCACCTCTACTCCTCTGCCCTTAGGGGCTTATGCACTTCATTTGAAGTGCTTTTTTTGTTACTTAAATTTTTCCATTTTCAATCTTTTCTGATCCCTAACCACGAAATATCCTTGACTGTTAAGATATATTTCGTTTATTGTCGTTCTCTTAGTTCTGAAATCAAATAGCAATACACTTGCTTCTGTTACTTTCCCATGTCTTTTGCTAACTCTTTTAATTCTTTCTCTATTCCCTGTTTCTTCTAAGATATACAAATTTTCATATCTTAGGCACTTTTCTAAAAATTCTTTAAACATTTTTTCCTCCTTGAAAAACACCAAAAATTGTGATACACTAATTATGTTAGCATTATCAAACAAAGAGTGCTAACAAAATAGAATAAATTAAATTTGAAATTATATATTTAAAGTTTTACTTGCCGGTATCTTCTAAAATATATAATTTAGAAAGGAGGAGATTATTTTGAAATATTTACTTTTTGATTTAAACCACTTATCTCAAGGTAATATTGTAGAAGTCAGACTAACCGGAACGGAATGTGATGTTATGCTTGTCAATTACACCAATCTGTCAAATTATAAAAATGGAAGAAGAGTAAAATATTATGGTGGACATTATAAACAGTCTCCAGTTAAAATTCCTATTCCGCATTATGACCATTGGTACGTAATAGTAGCAAACGGCAATGTAAAAGCTAGTGTTTCTGTAATAAAACCTTAATAATTTGCGGGGAGAATTATTCCCCGTTTACCTTATATCCTTTTTCTAATCTATCCATAACTTCTAAATTTTCATTGACCATAATATAACCTATGGTGTTTCCTTGTGGATCAACTACAAAGACACAAACTCCTTTTGATGTTTTGTCATTTTCTATTTTATCTTTCGCTTTTAGACATTTACTTAGCTTATTCATTTCTCCCACCTCCCTTATTTCATTCTTACCTCCTTTTGAGTTATAATAATATCGCCAAATAAAATTAAATCCACAAGAAAGGAGGTGTTACTTAATGTCTTTAGATACAACTATTTTTAGAATATTAAAAGCCATTGATGTTGCTTACGAAGAAAATAATTTTAATTTTGATGAAACTCTAAACTTAAAAAAATTAGGCATTTCCGAAAGAAGACTAATTTTAATGTTAGAACAACTCAAAGAAAAAAATTATATAACAGGTATTTCAACAATAACTTCAATAAGCGGTCATATACATATCGGTATCAATAATCCTAGATTAACTTTAGAAGGTATGGATTTTTTAGAAAATAATACCGCTATGAAAAAAGCCTACAAAATGCTTAAAGAAGCCAAAGAATGGTTTCCTGGTATGTAATCAAAATTTTCTAAAATAATGTTTCAATTCAATTCCCAGCGTTTCGGTTATTAATTCGACATCTATTTCCGTTATTTCTGGGAATTTTTTTTCTATAATTTCTCTAAATTCTTTTGTAAGTTTTCTTATTTTTTCGATTCTTTTGTTATAATCATAAGAATTTATTTTCTCGCTCATCTCGCACCTCCTTCCTTTTCTTTTTGAATCATCAATTCAAACATTATTAAAATAATTACATCTTTAATGAAAGGAGTAATTATTATGGAAAAT